GTGAACACCGTGTTGGATCACCCCATTGAAGGAATGGAGGACGAGTGGTTGTCGCTTGAAGCGGAACTGGCCGCCCTTGAACCAGAAAGTGACTTGACAGAACCCTTTGGGGAATTTGACAGCGAATGAACTTCAGCGCGGCTTCGCCGCTTCCCTTTTTTTTAATCTTCGTGGGAGAGAGAACGATAGTGGCGGGCTTCGCGGAGCGCGGGGGGAACAACTTGTGAGAGCAATGCTAAAGTGAACTTTCCTCGGCTTCGCCTCGCTCACTTACGTCTTGAAGAAGAACTGGACAATCCCGTCGAGATTTGCAGCGCTGGCAGAGCCAGCTATCGTGATGAACTGGAGGAGGTCACCTTGCTTGAGTTTGCGCATCGTCTTCGTCGTCCCCTCCCAGTTGTAGACGATGTTGCCAGCGGAGATGTCAGCGTCGGCCAGGCGTAGAGACCCAAATGCGAGAACATGCTGCTCAGGGGTGTAGAAGTCCGAACCGTTGCTCTGCGAAGGCGTGTTGGCGGCTTCCCCGTCTTGCACCACCACAATGGCCCAGGAAATCAAAGGCGAGGTCGTCGTGAGGATGTTCACAGCGGACATAGCCCATCGCAGCCCAACGACGGTGCCAGGAAAGGTCGTGGTCTTGAGAGTGGTTGCCACGACGGTCGTGGTCGGCGTTTGATTCACCACGATGAGTTCCTTGTCAATCGGGCGCGCAACACGCTGCCCCGAGGTGCGAGCACGCTTCAACGGACGCGCCGACATGCTTTCTGGCAATTCCTTGTGATCGATTCCCGGGACCCTTCGGGTACCTGCTTAATTAAGCAGGTTGCCACTTACGGTAAAAAAAGTGGGCGGCCCATTCAAAATTAAAGTACCTCGGTCTCTTGTGAACTGAACCTTTTAGGCGGGGTCCCGAAGTGGTCCCCGATATCGAAACGGAGGTACCGTGCCGCTCTGCCAAGGCAGAACGGAGCCTCACACTGCAACTGACGATGCCTGGAGGGGGTGCAAAGAACTGGTGCTGGACCTACAACCGAAGCGACGACGTCGATGATGACGAATGGGCTCAAATGATCGAGCGCATTGACTCGCTGGCCGACCTGGACGCTGTACTTTATCTTGTGTTCCAACAAGAAAGCGGGTCGGAAGGTCATCGCGACCACTTGCAAGGGTATGTTCAGCTTAACCGCCGCTGCTCCTTGGTTGCGGTCAAGCGTGACGTCTTCTGTGGAGCAGAGGTACACCTGACTGTGGCGCGTGGCACCCCGCAACAGAATCGGACTTATTGCACCAAGGATGAGGGCCGTATCTCGGGACCGTTTGAGCACGGAACTATGGTGAGTCAGGGACACCGAACGGATCTTGATACAGCTGCAGAGCTGGTCCGTGCTCACGGTAGCGCCCGAGTTGCAGAGGAATTGCCCAGCGTATACATTCGGTACCACCGAGGACTGCAGGCTCTCGACGTGCAACTCCAACGCGCGAAATCTGACGCCCTGCGTAGTGAAGTTCACTGCGCTGTGCTTTGGGGCCCCACCGGGGTTGGCAAGAGTCATGTCGCTTTCACGTTGGATGAACCAGCGGAAACCTTTGTTGTCCCCATACAGAACAGTGGGAACTTGTGGTTCGACGGGTATCAAGGGCAGCGCACCATTGTATTCGATGACTTTGACCCGAAGACGGTACCCTATCGTACTTTGCTGCGTATTTGTGACCGCTACCGCCTTGAACTTCCGGTCAAAGGTGGATTCGTTGTTGGAAAATGGTCCAATGTGATCTTTACAGCCAACGACCCGCCCGTCCAATGGTATCAAGAAGAGGAACCCTATGAAGGTGGTCCGCTGGAGCGCCGCCTCGGTTTGGTCCTTCCTGTTTTTGACCGCAACAGTACCGGTCTCTTTCGAGCCGCTTTCACCACGACGTTTTACGATGAAATTGCGTTTGACGACCAGACCGCGACGCATGGTCCTGAAGTAGACCCCGAAGTTGCTGGTAATAGTGTAGCAGCAACTTCGGGACCCGTCGCAGAATCCGACGGGATTCTGTGGCACGAAGACAAGAGGGCCCGCGAGACCGCCGAGGACGCCGTGAACACCGTGTTGGATCACCCCATTGAAGGAATGGAGGACGAGTGGTTGTCGCTTGAAGCGGAACTGGCCGCCCTTGAACCAGAAAGTGACTTGACAGAACCCTTTGGGGAATTTGACAGCGAATGAACTTCAGCGCGGCTT